TCTTCCCATGCCTCATCATGCCACAATTTTCTCATTATTGCACCTCTATAAGCTCGTGCTCTTTTAAGGTGCTTTTTCCTGCTCTTACATTAGCTACACGTCTTTCAAGTTCCTCCATATTCTCCTGACTGTAAAAAGGATCAGCAGACAACTCAAAAGGAATACGATTTTCTCGTGCAACCTTCTTCAAAAAGATATTGATTGCAGTGGACATGCTCAATCCAATATCGGTGAGCGTTCTTTCTGCATTGCGCTTTACATCATCATCTACGCGTAAACTGATTTGTGCCATAATTGTCACTCCTTTCTTTTTTTTATTATTATATAGCAAATGTAATTTAAATACAAGCATTATTATATACATTTGCTATGATTATGCTGTAAAACTTAAATTTATCCTTTATGTGACTTGCTTTGCATCAAAAATATTTTGATACAAAATAATTGACAATCAAATTATTAACTTGTAAAATAGAATGCGAAAAGGTAAAAAAACTATATTGATAATATAACGTGCCCTATATGGATTTGTGGTGGTAGTGATACTATAGAGGGATGCATGGGGAGAGGTACGGAGAGGGGCAGCCCTCTTAAATGCAAGAAAGGAGACGGAACAATGTTTGAGGAGATTATAGCAAAGTGGGGTGGGCATGAGGTGTCCGCAATGCAGGTTTATACCGATCTTTTTGGATTAGGTGAGGGCTTGATACAGAGGCAGGATGAGGAACCGGGGGAGTTCAAGAGCAACCCACTAGGCTATTGGAAGAACGATGGAGAACAGAGGGGACACAGGCGGATACTGTTTGATGATACGTTTGAAGAGATTTTGAAGGATGTGCCTAAAGGCACTGAATTTTACACGTCACTTTGCGGAAATGTTGAGCTCGCCTATCTTGAATCCAACAAGGAAGCAGGGGAAGCTATCTGGACTGAGAATAAGGACGGAGAGTATTCCTTCAACAAGAACGGCAGATGGATGAAGGGAGGAGAAGTCCTGCTCTTCCCTTCGAAAGAAATGAGAGACTGGAGCAAGTTCTTCAAGAAGGGAGACGTGCTAGTTTATAGCGATGGTAAATGCAAGGTTATCTTCGATAAGTTTGATGATGACAAATACACTTCATTTATCGGTAAGCACTATCTTGAAAGTTATGGCAAAGATGGCGAACTACAAGATTATGAGGAAATACATTTTGGTAGTACGGTTAAATACACAAAAGAATCCGAAGAAGCAGCTCAGACCTACATCAACACCATCGAGGAACGTTTGGGAGGAAAGTTGAACCGTGAAACTCTGGAGATTGAGAAGCCAGCGAAACCTACGTTTGAAATTGGCAAACTCTACGTTTTCAAAGAGGAAGACGAGGACGGAGAGCTGGCAATCATAGGCGAACTTATCGTCAAGAACGAAAGCGAAGATACGCTGACATTCGGCAACCAGTACGAAATCGAGAACGAGAAGTTCGTGACCGACCAGACCTTCGACCTGCGTATCAGCGTTAACAAGGAACTGCGAGAAGCGACAGAGAACGAAGTCGAACTGTTCAACAAGCATTATGCCATCTGGAAGAAAGAGAAGGAAGCGAGGGAGCAGCCAGACTTCAAGCCTTTCGACAAGGTGCTGGTGAGGGATGGAAGAGGATTCGAGTGGTTTCCGGCGTTATTTGTTCGTGACCGTGGTGAGGGAGCAAATTATAGATTTAAAGTCTTGCCTCTCCGCAGCGGAAAATCATCGGAATACTCCTGCTGTATCCCATACGAGGGAAATGAGAACCTCATATTCACTGACCACGACACCGAGGATTTACCATTCTAAAGAGCGTATGGCGAGTGAATTATGCAAGGCTTGCGATGCCGGGCGAAACTGAATAAATGGCATATACTGCCCGGCACGCAAGCAATATGTAGAACATCAGGCAATAAGTGAATGCAATGAGCGATTTCGCAACAAGGGAGAAGAACAGAACGTACTACCAGGAACACCGGGAACAGATCCTCAGAGCCACGAAGGAATGGCGAAAAAGAAACCGGGAAAAATACCGGGCGTATCAGAAATAGTACTGGAGTAAGCACTACCGGAACTACGGTACGAAGAACCGGGTAGCCGACAGAGCGATGCGTGAGAGGAAGAAGCCGGACGTAGAGAAGGCTCTATCCATGTTCAAGAATCCGCAGCAGGCAGCGCATCTTGCATGGCTGCTCGAAAACAAAAAGAATAATCGGTCGTGAGTTCAATAATAGAGTTTTTAACCAGCGAGGACAGAAGGGGATGGCTCTCCTATATCGGCAACGTAATAAACGTCTTATAACATCTTGAAATTACTATAAGAGAGCCGGAAACGTATCTCCCGAAGTCTGACAACAAACAAAGAAAGCGAGGTGGTACATGAAGTAAAAGAAAGAAAACGATGATATAATTTAATTATGCTTTTATCCTACGGCTGGCGGTGGAAGAAGGAAGAACCCTGCAACATATACATTTTGTTATTCATTATTTTGCCCGCAGGCGCAACTTCCGGAATCCCTGCCAGCTTTCTCTATCGCAACCAAAAAGAAGGGAAAGAAAGGGGGTAGGGGGAAAGATAGGGATAATAACGCATGTGCGCACGTATATGCGCACGTGAATGGTGTTGGATAATAAACTACACCAGAAAAACAAAATAAACGCTTATGCGTGAAATTTAAACGAAATAATTACTTTAAAGAAAAAAAATGGAAAAAGGAACAGTTATAATCGGAATCGACCCCGACAATCAGGAAAGCGGAGTTGGAGCAGTATATGACGACAAGAAGTTTCTCGCCTACAAGATGAACTTCCCAGCTTTGATAGATTACCTCAGAGCAATGAACGAGAGTTGCAAAAAGATTAAGGTCGTTATTGAAGGAGGCTGGCTCAACAAAAGCAACTGGCATGTTCTTAATCGGTTCATGACAGCAGTCAAGGCAGCAGCAATCGGACGCTCTACCGGAATGAACCATCAGACCGGAATTCTCATCGTAGAGTGCTGCAAACACTACAATATCCCCTGCGAAATCATCAAGCCACTAAAGAAGTGCTGGAATGGTAAAGACGGAAAAATCACCCAAGACGAACTTGCTTATTTTGTAAGCCCTGACGGTAAGATGCCTAGAATGAACCAAGACCAGAGAGACGCACTACTCCTCGCATGGGTCTGTGCAGGATACCCGGTCAGAGTGAAGCCGAAGAAACCGCAGACAACGCTTCAGAAGACCATCAGAGCCTTTGATGGATAAGATAAAAGCGAAGTGTTGGAAAAAGTTAAAAGTGTGCAAAGAACAAACAACTAAAGCGAAAAAGTCGTATCTTTGCGCCAATGTTTATTAGATAAGCACGTATTTCGAACTTAAAACAAGAAGAAAATGAAAACAGAAGAAATCGCACTATCGAGGGTCAGCGAGAATGAGGCGAACCCTAGAACCATAACTGAGGCGAATTTTCAAAAGCTGGTAAAGAGCATTCTTGTATTTCCTAAAATGCTCCAGCTTCGCCCGATAGTCGTAGACGAGACCTACAAGGCACTGGGTGGCAATATGAGAACGAGGGCACTCTGCCACATCGTGAGCATGACACCCGAAGCCATCATGGACGTTCTCGACACAGACCAGCGGCTGACCGATGCAGAGAAGCTGGCAATCGCCAACTACTGGAGCCAGTGGAAGGAGCAGCCGACAGCAACCATCGTCAAGGCATCAGACCTCACGGAAGCACAGAAGAAAGAATTCATCATCAAGGATAATGCAGGCTTCGGAGACTGGGACACCGAAGCACTGGCAAACCAGTTCGGAGACCAGCCGTTGACGGACTGGGCAATCCCACAATGGATTCTCGGCATGGCAGGCATCAGCAATGAGCAAAAGGAGGGGGGCGATACTCCAACGGAAGGAGAAGGAGCACCGAAACCAAGCCTAGTGGATAAATTTGTCGTTCCTCCCTTCTCAATCCTCGACACACGCCAAGGCTACTGGGTTGAGCGCAAGAAGCAATGGCGTGCCATCGTTTCCAGCAAGGACATCGGGGCAAGCCGTGAACAGACACTCGTCCGTTCCAAGGAAATGCGATACAAGGAACTGTACTCCAAGAGCGAAAAGTTCAGAAAAGAGAAAGGCATCTCTTTTGATGATTATCTCGAGAACTATGTATCGCCCGAAGAGAAAGCCAAGGCAGACCGTAGCGTATTGGCGCAGGGTACAAGCCTTTTCGACCCAGTACTGGCTGAAATCATCATGCGATGGTTCTGCAAGCCACACGGAAAGATTATCGACCCATTCGGAGGAGAGCAGACAAAAGGTGTTGTTGCTGGCACGCTAGGCTACGACTATCAAGCTGTGGAAATCCGCAAGGAGCAGGTCGACATCAACACAGAAGCGACCAAGGATTACGGCAGCGTGAAATATTTCTGCGGTGATTCAAACAACATCGGGCAGATAATCAAAGACAGCGATTTCGACCTCTGTTTCACCTCGCCACCATACTACGACCTGGAAGTCTACAGCAAGGAAGACATGAGCGCACTCGGCACATACGAGGAATTTATGAGCCAGTACGAAAACATCTTCAGGCAATGTGTAGACAAAATGAAGGATGGCTCATTCCTGGTTGTCAAGATTGGGGAGGTGCGAAACAAGAAGAACGGAGAGTACCGGAATTTCGTTGGAGACAATATCTCCACCTTCCTGCGGCTCGGTCTTCACTATTACAACGAACTCATCCTGATCGAGCAGGTCGCATCCCGATGCCTGAGAGCAGACGGAGGCATGAAATCACGCAAGACACAGAAGTGCCACCAAAACGTGCTCGTTTTCTATAAAGGCGAAATGGACGAAATCAAGAAGACGTTCGAGGATATGAGAATGCCCGAAAAGATGCACTCCAACGTGCTGGTATTCTACAAGGGCGACCCGAAACACGTTCAAGACCATTTCCAGCCTATCGAATACAACGAGGAAGAAGCGCAGCAGCTTGCGGACACCTTCAACAGCGTAGCACCACCAGCAGGAGAGGAAGAGCAACCAGCAGAGGAAGGAGGGCAGAGCGATGAAGGCACAGACGATTGACATCAGCCAAAGGGCAAAAACAATCCGTGCCTGCATCATCAAGCGGCACATGGAAGAGAACCACATCGACCGCTGCGTATGCTTCTCCTGCGGCAACGCATCAAGAGCCATAAAGGAGGCAGGCATCCCCTGCGTGGAAATTTCTCCCGGTGGCGATTTGAGTGCGAACCGCTGGTGGAGCATGAACGAGATACGCAATACCTTCCCCGATTCCTTCGATGCAACAAGCGGACACCTGCCAATGGATATGATGAACCAACTGGCAGCGGAGTACCGAACGACTTTTTCCGACATCATCAAGGAAGGGCAGACCTACAGCATACCGACTGGCAGCGGTGAGACCGTAATCTGCCTGCGGATGGCTTTCCCTAAATCGCAGTTCATTGCGCAATGGGATAACCAAGACCCCAGCTGCGAGTACTCAGACCAAGCACCGATGGCGCAACTGGTAAAAGTCACTGGAGAATGGGAGATAATAAACGGATGAGACGATATGCGGGCGCATGGCTTTAGAACGTGCCGCATGCGCATAACTAAGCGTGATTGAAACGTTCGAGCCGTGTGCACGAAATTCGCAGAAAATAACTTAAAGAAATAAACATTATGCCACAAGGTAATAACAACAAACATCGAGCGCAGAAAATCGACATCGAGAACCGCCTGCAGATTATCGCACCCCTATACCGCAGAGGGTGGACGGAGCGAGAAATCACGGCAGAGGTTCGCAAGCGGCTCGACAGACCGAAATACAACCAAGCACACTGCGATATTCAGCGGTTATTGAAGGAGTGGAGGGAAGAGAGACTGACCGACACGGACGAAAAAATAACAAGCGAGGTCGCAAGATTGAAGCTGGTAATACGTGAAGCGTGGGACGCATGGGAGAAGTCCAAGGAAGACTACCACGGCAAGACACAGACGCAAGTCGGACTGCCAATCGTAGATGAGCGAGGAAAGCAGATTTCCATCGAGACCGTCAAGGCGATAATGTACGATGCCGAGAAACGAGGATTCGGAGAACCACGCTACCTCGACATCATCATCAAGGCAGAGACGCAGATTTGCAAGCTTCTCGGACTGGATAAGGTCGTGCTCGACCTGAACGCAGGATTCCAAGGCGGCATCGAGGTTCGATACATCAACTCTGGACACCAGTGCGCATCAAGCGAGCAGGAAGTAATCGAGCGTGAAGGATTGGATAAAGAATAATTTTACCATAATTTTTGTTTTAAGTTTTATTGTTTGAAAGTATGGCACTATTTGACGTTATTGGTGAACTGTATGACCCGAATGCGGACGTGAAGCCAAGGTTTCTAGTAAACCAAGGAGGCACGTCCTCGGGGAAGACATACACCATCATGCAGCGTCTTATAGTGCTTTCTTTTGAGCACCCCATGGCAATTATCACGGTGTGCGGTCAAGACCTCCCGAACTTGAAAGTTGGAGCCATGAGAGACCTCGACACCATCCTGCACACAAGGGCAGAGTTGCTGGACTGGTTCAAGAACAACAAGAGCGACAGCAGCTACCGAGGGAAGAACGGCTCAATCATCGAGTTCAAGAGTTACCAGGATGCGCAGGACGCGAAGAACGGAAAGCGAGACTATCTGTTCGTGAACGAGGCGAACGGTGTGCCCTACGAAGTGTTCTGGCAGCTTGCCATCCGAACCAGAAAGCAGGTGTTCATCGACTACAACCCAAGCGCACGCTTCTGGGTGCACAACAATATCATCGGCAGGGATGATTGCAGATTAATCCTGAGCGACCACCGAAACAACCGATTCCTGACTGAGCAGGAACACAAGAAAATTGAAGAGATTGACGACCCAGAACTTTGGCGAGTTTATGCAAGAGGATTGACCGGAAAGATAACCGGACTTATCTTCACCAACTGGGGCATCGTTGACAAGCTGCCACCAAGGGAGGAGTGGAAGATGGAATGCAGGGGTATGGACTTCGGATTCACCAACGACCCAACTGCACTGGAGCACGTTATATTGGCGCACGGAGAGTTATGGGTGGACGAAGAAATCTACCAGCCGGGGCTGACGAACCAAGACATCGCAGACCGATGCAAGGAGCAAGGATTGACGAAACGAGACCTTATCATTGCGGATTCGGCAGAGCCTAAGAGCATTCAGGAGATACACAACCAAGGTCTGTGGATAATACCAAGCACCAAGGGAGCGGACAGTATCAACAACGGCATCGACATCCTGAAGCGTTTCCGCATCAACATAACAAGACGCAGCCATGGTATCATAGAGAATATGCAGCAATACAAGTGGAAGAAGTCAAGGGATGGAGAGACCACGAACCAGCCTGTAGACGCATTTAACCACGGCATAGACGCAATACGATACGTAGCCTTGAAGAAGTTATCCGTAGCGAGCCATGGAACGGCTAGGGCGCACGTATTGAAACAAAGATAACGACAAAATTATAAAAGCGTATGGATAATAACACTACATTCAAGTACTGGCTGGCAGTTGCTAGGCACACCAGCTACAAAATCGGCAAGCAGCCACGACCAGCGTTTGTCGGAGGGAAACAAGTGCCCGACAATCTCAACCAGCTATCCATCGGGCAGCTGATAGACCTTTCCCAGCTATCAGACAGCGAAGAAAGTCTGTATCAGATAGTGACAACCGTCCTCGGTCTGAGCCACAAGGAAGTTGAGCAGGCTAGGGCGGTTGATGTCGTTATGCTCATCGGTTGGGTAACATCAGAGGTGGAGCGCATCAACAAGCTATTCGAAAGTACAGACACAGCGAAGCCAACGAGACTGGAGAAGGAGGCAGGCATCGATACCCTGCGGTTCGGACTGTTCGGCATGCTGGACTGGTATGCGGTAAGGATGGGCATCAGCGACCACGACCAAGTATTAAAAACACCATGGCTTCGCATCTACAAGTGCATGGAAATGGACAACAAGAGAAGCGTGTACGAGCGGAACCTTCAGAAGTTGCAGGCAGAGGAAATGAAACGTAAATCCAGATAATTATGGCAACAATCAGAGAAACATTAAAGCAGTTGGCAGCAGACACGCTACCAGACTACACCTACCTATTCGAGGACTGGGACACAGCGGACACCAAGCTGGAGAAACTGAACTATCCTGCAATCGTCTGTATCATCCCAGCCAGCGGCACGACAGAGATACGCAACGGAAGGGTATACGACACCGTGAACGTTGCCCTGGCTTATCTAGACACCGTACCGAGGGCAGCGGAAGGAGAAGACAACGGAGAGTGCATCGACCGAATGAAGTTGGCAGGGGCAAGGATGATACGAGCCATCAACCAGTCGCACCAGTTTGAACCACTGGAAGGGCAGCAGTACTACGAGACCATCATCGAGCGTTTGAGCACAATCGTGTCGGGCGTAATGTACTCCCTTCAGCTGACACAGAGCATAGGAGGGTGTGAGGTATGAGCAAGGGAGGCATTCAATTCGACCCCAAGGCGGCATCGCTCATCATGCGTGAGGAAGTGGAGAGAGCACGGCAGCTTATCATCAACCACATTCGTATCAACGGACAGAACGCATCAGGGCGCACCATAGCGAGCATAAAGGTGGAGCAGCCAAGCGAGGAAGAAACCATCCTTTGGGGGCACAAGCCATTCGGGGTGCTGGAGACCGGACGAAGGGCAGGAAAGATACCATACGGCTTCCGTAGCATCATCCGGCAGTGGATGAAAGACAAGGGGCTGCACGGCAGACCTATCCCCTACAAGACCCAGCGGCAGCACAAGTACACTCCACAAGAGCGTGGCGACATGAGCATGGCAGGAGCCATCGCCAACACCATCGCAAACAAGGGTTCTAAGCTGCACCGGACGGGCGGCAGGGCTGACGTTTACAGCAACGTTGTTCCCGACACTATGAAGCGGCTCGGACAGCGACTTATTTTCTTAATCCACCAGTCGGTGGGAAGTATCAAACTAAACAATGAGACGGTATGAGAGAGACTACAACAAACAATATCACGATTCAATACCTGGACGCTGTAGGATTCGCATTCTTGCCTTGCATCATCAAGGCGAGCGGAAATAACCTATCATGGATTGAGGTAATAATCAGATGTGACAACATGGAACGAGCCTACAATGTGGAGGCGTTCAAAGGTGTGTGCATAACGGACTTCAAGACATACGTGCAAGCTCTTTTTGACGGACGTATCCATGCAGCCTATGATTGGACGATAGGCTATGATTCCAGCGTTCTAAACCTTCTAGTGGGCATCGAGGTCAACGCATACGATGACGGAGACGTACAGCTTGCGAGCGTCGACTTCACCACGAACATAGTTTGGGGTGCAACAAAGTATGGGGAGACGTGGAACGGCTACAAACGCCTTACATGGTTTACTCATTATCCGTTCACCTTTGGCATATACTTAAGCAAGTTGAACACCAAACTTCTAATCGGTTACGAGGGAGCACCAAATAAGCTACTAAAGATTCCGATTCGCGGTATGGTGGACTTCTACGCAGGCATATTGCCTAGTGGTGCAAAATACTGGAACATCTACGACTATGATGGAGAGATTCAGCAGGGAACTTTCGACAATACTTACGACCTTACTTTCAGTCTATCCACCGGTGGCAAGCAGTCTCTATTGCTGCGTATCGACAGAGATGATACCGAGAGTGGCATCTATCTGCGTTGGATAGACCGACACGGCTTTATTCGCTATTGGCTCTTTACGCCTGGAGAGGAAACAAGGGAAGTAAGCAGCGACCTGAGTTTCATACGCAACAATTTAGACGATTATCTATACGGCTACTATGGCGATAATGGAAGAAGGCAGGGATACGATCGTACGGACTCCATTAAACTTTGTGCTCCTCTGGTAGACCGAGATACGTTTGACATGCTGCAAGACTTGGCAAGCAGCCCAGTCGTTGACATGTACCTCGGTGGAGACTGGACGCAAGAGGAAGATGAGTGGATGAGCGTGACAATCAAGGCAGGAAGCTACACCAAGACAACAGCAGAGTTGCAGGATTTCGTGTGCGAAATGATTATTAACAACATTAACGTTCAGAGACTATGATAGACCAGCAACTTTATATTGACGGTGTTTTGATTGACTTGCCGGAGAACACCGATGTTGTGCTCGACATCAAGAGCAACCTTTTTCGTGACGTCACAAAAATGACCTCAAACTACACGTACACCATCCAGTTACCACGGACGGTGCATAATCTTTCAGTATTGCAGCAAGCGGACAGACCGAAGAGCGGCAGCAGATACCCCTATATTTTCCATAAGTGCAGTTATTTCCGTGGAGGTGTGCAAATTATCAAGGACGGACGTTTGAACGTTCTGAGCATCGAGGAAAATATCGAGGTCTCAATCTATTGGGGTATAATGCCAGCTTTCTCCAAGTTACTGGAGAGCGGAATGAAACTGAACGAACTGGGAGTGACAGACAGAGTGCTTTTTGAAAAGTACAACACTCCAAACACCAGGGAGGAAGCCGTGAGCAATGGGATATTCTTTGCTTATTACAATCCATACCGAATTGAGAGCAAAGATAACTTTGGCATTAACTTGGTGCAGAGGAATAAGTATACCACGGCACAATACTCGCCTAGCCGTGGACGCATCAGAACAGGTACAGAGGTCGGAAAGTATATAAGTGGAAATATAGAGAGCGCATCGAACATGATCTGTGCTCTTATCCCTTTCTTGCCATCATCAACGGCAAATGTGCAAGCGCAAGGAAAGGGTGATTACAGAAGCTATGCAGTACTGGATAAGTACATGCGTGTTATATCCGTGAGCGGAGAAGATGAGACGCTGGAAGTATACACCATCAGAGGAGAGGCTAGAGCTGCATACCTCGTAGTGAATGCACCTGCCGAATATTACAGTACTCTGTCGCTATCAGTTACCGGGCTGACACCTATGCACGAAATGATAGATGGCGATAATAAGGAGGATTTCGTAGGCGATGATGTGGCGGTGGATGAATATAAAACGTCCCCAAAATTCTTGCAGCCATGTGTGACCGTAAACTGGCTATTGTCAAGGATAGCGAGTAAGTCGGGCGTATCTTTCGTTTGGCAGGATGATGAAGCAAAGGAGATGTTGAACAACCTTGTTGTGCCTATAATCAACAACAAGGCAGACGACAAGACAATCATCGGTAATCTGACCGCAGACGTTAAGAGCCGTGACGGACTTGGAGCACTCACCCTTTCGATAAGCAACTCCATAACTTCCGTATCGCCAAGCACTGGCGAAGACGTTCAGAAACTGACGATAACAAAGGATTGCGAACTGACCTTTGATGTGCAAGTGCAATACTACGTCAGACATCAGTTTGAAGACGCAGCGGAGATTCAGTTGCCTATGGGCGTGAAAATGACCGTTACATCGCCAAGCACTACTGGAGGTGAGGCATCCACGCAGGAATACGAGTTCGGAGATATGAAGTACGAGGATGGACAGGTTAAGTACCCGGTCGTACTACGCAGATATGCTATCGATGGCTATCTTTATTTGCTTTCGGCAGGGACAAACACTATATCGCTAAAGAAGGACGATGTATTGACGTTTGAGACTATCATGCACGGAATAAACACAGTCAACATTCCTTCCGTTTATGGCGGCAAAATCACTGCGAGCGTCAAGAGTGGGGACAGCGTTCCGATTGGTGGAAGTTTCCCTATCGGCATAAACCTGCCTGAAATCGAGGTAACAAACTTCATTAAGTTTCTGGCTTTGATAACTGGCTCGTTTCCTAGGCAACTGACCAACAGCACGCAAGTGCAGTTTATCATGTTTACCAGAGTTTGGGCAAACAAGGCGAACGCCTACGACTGGAGCGGAAAACTCATTCTGTATGACCGCCAAGGTGCACCACGGAAAAGCGAGTATTCCGTTTCAGACTTCGTGCAACACAACCGCTACAAGTGGAAGGAAGACGAAGAGACAACCGGGGACTATGATGCCGACCTCGTAATCAGCAACCAGACTTTGGACTATGAGCAGGACACGTGGACGCTGCCTTTTGCAGCCAGCGATGACAACCGCATACCGATAAGAACACTGGATTCTTTCGGCATGAAGAATGGTGGAGAGTATAAGGGATGCAAGGATCGAATAATGACGCTTAGGGATGACAAGGAGCAGGCGGCACTGCGATTCGACATTGACCTTCAGAACATCTTCGATACGAAGTACAAGCAGCTTGCAGCAAGCATCGCCAAGGCGCACGTAATCACAGAGCGGCTCAATCTGTCGGATTTGGATATTCTGGATTTTGACGAGACGAAGCCAGTGTACCTTGCCCAGTACGGAGCCTATTTTGCTGTTTTAGAAATCAAGACCACAAGCAGCGGATATTGCGAGGTTACAATGATAGAGTTGAACAACTAAAAAGAACGAACTATGGTAAGTGAAGACAGACAGCAGATACTTGACATCAAGGTCAAGTACGAGGATGCAATCTATGGCATCATCAGATACAAGGAGAAGATAGACCAGTTGAAGGCAAGCATCAAGGACTTGCAGCAGCAGGAAAAAGACAAGACCATCACGACAAACGAAATGAAGGTTCAGACGGAAGCCATCAACGCAACCATCAAGGAATATCAGTACAACGTGCGCACCTTGCGGAAGGAGATCCAGAACAACGTGCGCACCGAAAACGAGCAGGAAGGCAGCTTGAAGCAGCTGCGTGCCCAGCTTTCCAATGCCACCAAGGCTTACGATGAGATGAGCCGTTCCGAGCGTGAGAGTTCCAAGGGTCAGGAGATGCAGGAGCATATCCAAGACTTGATAGAGGAGTTGAAAGAGGCAGAGGAGGCTACTGGAAGATTCCAGCGCAGTGTCGGCAGCTATTACGATTCCATGATGAAGGCGGCTGACGACCTACAGAATACCGAGTTTTTCGGTTTTGATGTTGTTAATGATACTGGAATCGGAAAGGTTATGGAAATGGGAAAGTCCGTGGAAGACCTAAAGGTAAAGTTTGGTGCGCTGAAAAACACGGCTCTTTCCTTATTGACCAACCCTTATTTCCTAGCTATGGCAGGTGTGGCAGGCGCAGGAATGGCATTCAAATGGTGGTATGACTACAACAAGGGATTGATGGAAGCCACACGACTGACGAAGCAGTTCACCGGATTGACCGGGGACGAAATGAAATCCGTGCGCAACGAGGTTCTTGCGGTATCCAATACATTCGGTTTGGAATTCACGGAGACGATGCAGTCTGCCAATACGATGAGCAAGGCTTTCGGCATTTCCGTTTCTGAGAGTTTGAAGATTATGCAAGACGGACTGGTGAGCGGTGCAAACGCCAACGGTAAGTTCCTCGACACGATTAAAGAATACCCGAGATACTTCAAGGAAGCCGGACTGAATGCGGAAGAGATGGTGGCAATATCAACGCAAGCGACCAAGGAGGGTATCTTCAGCGACAAGGGCGTTGATACCATCAAGGAAGGAAATCTACGACTGCGAGAAATGACAACCGCTACGGCAGCTGCACTTGACGGAATAGGTATATCATCCAAGCAAGTACAGACAGAACTTCAGAACGGAAGCAAGACCACATTCCAGGTTATGCAAGAGGTGGCTAATAAGTTGAAGGAACTCCCACAATCAAGTGCCGCTGTAGGCAGCGCAATTGCCAACATCTTCGGTGGTCCTGGAGAGGATGCCGGACTTGCTTATATTGAGATGCTCGGTGACGTTGAGTTGAACATGGATAAAGTGAAGGCAAAGTCCGGGGATATTGCTAAGGCGCAAGAGGACGAATTGAACGCAACCAAGGAATTGCAGGACGCAATGGCTTCTCTGTTTGATTACACCGGTGGTGGCTTCGAGACCATGAAGGCTCAGTTGTCAACGATTGCAAAGAAATCACTTACGGCAGTTATCAAGGGAGTTGTGCAGGCAATCAACTACTTCATCGACTGGTACAATGACAGCCTTCTGTTGCGAGGGATAATCAATGCACTCGGGACAAGTTTCCGCTTGATGTGGAACGCAATCAAACTCGTATGTAATCTCGGAATAGACGCATTCAAGAGGATGGGCTTTGCAGCCAAGGGCATACTTGATATTCTCGAAGGTATTGTTACATTCGACCTATCCAAGGCACAGAAGGGATTCAAGGAGATATTCGACATATCCGGCACTATCAAGGAAGCATGGCATGACATCAAGAATGCTGGTATCGAGATAGGAAACTCATTTGCAGACGGATTCGAGAACACCGTGAACGGAAGGCTCGAGCACATAAAGCTATCCAGCGTGAACGGTGGAGCGACCAGCAGCGAGCCAGCGAGCGGAAACATTGGAACGACATCAGCAGCAGCCAAGGGCAGCACTGCCAAGACCAAGGCACAGAGAGCCAAGGAAGAAGCGGAAGCAAAGGCAGAAGCAGAGCGCAGGAAGAAGCAGGAAAAGGAATTGCAGGAAGCGATTGCGCTTATACAGTACAAGTACAACGAGCAGGTAATGGACGCAAAGAAGCGATACCTTGCAGGCATGTACGACAACGAGCGAGACTACAACAACGACCTCGAACAGCTGGAGAAGAACATGGTAGCTAGGAGCATTGACGCATACGTGGCGGCAGGGCAAATCGGAGCGGAAAAGGCGCAGGAAATGCAGGCAAAACTTCTCGACATCATGATTAAGGCGAAAGCGGACTTGAAGAATCAAGCCAAGGAGATTGTGGACGAACTCAACAAGGAGTTCGAGGAATCGGAGAAGGCACGCAAGGATGCGGACATCATGAGCGGTGGCACTGGAGAGGAAGACGATACAGCCAAGCTGGAGAGATACAAGGCTTTCCTTCAGAGCAAGATGGACGCCTACAAGAACTATGCAGCCGTGCAAGAGCAGCTACAGAAGGATTTGAGCGATGCAGAAGTCAAGGAGCAAGAGGAAGCCAACAAGAAAAAGGCAGCTTTGACGGAAGGGCAACTGAAAATGATGAGCGATATGATACAGACCATGGGAGACGGTCTGTCCGAGTTCTTCGAGAGCGAGGATAAATCTCTGCACTCATTCCTCAAATCGATGCTGACATCAATACTTGACGCTATCGAAATAGCAGTTAACGCTTACTATGCACAGATCCTTGCGAAGGAGATTGCAAGCAAGTCATGGGGAGGTGTTGCGAGCGCAGCTGCGTTGATGGCACTTATCAAGGCAGCCTTTGCAGGCGCAAAAGCACTCGTCAAGGGCTTCTCAACTGGTGGCTACGTCCAAGGCTCTGGAACTGGAACCAGTGACAGCATCCCGGCAAGGCTTAGTAATGGCGAGAGCGTAATGACCGCCAAGGCGACTTCAATGTTCAGCCCTATATTATCCGCATTCAACCAGCTGGGAGGTGGCGTGCCTATCGTAGCGAACAACGGGAGCAGCAACATCGGCATGGATATGCTTGCGGCAGCTGTAGCTAGAGGGTATCAGATGGCTCCTCAGCCAGTAGTGAGCGTGGAAGAGATAAACCGCACCCAGCGTAGAGTGAAGACGATAGAGAATATCGGCAGGATTTAAAGGGTAGTTATTTCTTCAAGATTTGCGTTCTGAGCGGTTTCCGGTCGAAGGTGGTAAAATTACACACCCAAGGCAATAAAAGCCGCTTAGAGCACAAATTTTTGGCTTGTTTAGAAAAATTAACTGCTTACGAGATAAACATACCGAAAATAATCGTATCTTTGCAGCGTTTTAAAACTTAAAAAATCACGATTCAATGGCAAAACTCAGAATATACAACGACATCGACAGCCAAGACAATAAGTTCTGGTATCAATGGTGGGGAGGCGATTGCGTATGTTTCCAGGATATAGATGCTTTTGCAGCAAGCATACCGAAAGACGATGACACAATCGATATGCGTATCTTCTGCAATGGCGGCTCGGTGATTGAAGGCTGGGCAATTTACGACCGACTGCGACAGAGCGGCAAGAAGATTTCCTGCACCGTGGAGGGCAAGGCAGCATCCATGGCAACAATCATCATGCTCGCAGCACCAAAGGAGAACCGCAAGGCATACGAGAACGCTGCCTTCCTGCTGCACAATCCGTGGGTTCCTGGCTGGGGGTTGGGCGACCAGCTGAACGCTAAGGACTTGAAGAACCTGGGCGAGGAAATGCAGATGTGGCAGGATAAGATGGTGGACGCATACGTAGAGCGGTGCGAGTGCGACCGGGAAGAGATTCAAGCCTTGATGGATAAGGACATCTTCATCAACACCAGCGAGGCTTTGCGCCTAGGTCTTATCAGCAGCACCGTTTCAGCACTCAGCGCAAGCGCAGCAAAACGCAATATAGAAAATTTCATTAATTCAAAACAACAAAATCCAAAAGCAATGGAGAAAAAGACAGAAGTAAAGGAGAAAAAGACAGAAGTAAAGGCTTCTCTCCTCGACAAGATTCTCGCCAAGTTGGGCGTGAAGACACTGGAGGAAGCAGAGCAGGCGGTGGCAGAGCCAAAAGCCAAGGCAGAGCCAAAGGCGATGGAACTCAACACAGCGGACGGACAGACATTGACCGTTGAGCGAGAAGAGGGAGATCCACAGGTTGGCGACAAGGCAAGTCCGGACGGAACGTTTGAAATGCCAGATGGCAAGACAATTGTTGTCGAGGACGGTGTAATTACCGACATTCAGACCGCAGACGATGAGGAGACGGACGACACCGACAATGAGGGCGGTGAAGGCGGTGAGGGCGGCAGCGCATCAAGCACCGACAACGAAACCGTAGCCAAGTTGAAGCAGCAGGTAGCAGCACTCAAGCAGCAGTTGAACGACACCAAGGCGCAGCTGGCAGGCGCACAGAAACTCGCAAAGAGCAAGGAAGACATGCGCATCCTGAATGCTGTGAAGATGGCAGGCGGTGCTGAGAAGGTTTTAGCAGGCTTCAGCAGCCACTACCAGCCAGCACAGCGACAGCCAAGCGGCAAGGGCGCAGGCGACAACGTGAACGCTGTCGAGGAAGGCAAGAACGCCATCAAGGAGAGACTTGCCCAGCTCCACAAAAAGGGCAAGAAATAATCAAGTATTAACCCATTAAATCAAAAGAAAATAATGGCAGGATTTACAGAAAAACAACTCGAGAACCTTAAACTCGAGCCAGAAAACCTCGCAAGCATCAAGGATGCCGTGCAGGAAACCTTCTACCAAGATGAGGATTTTTCTTCATTCGTGAACATCATGAAGGTCAAGAACGATGATCCAATCGCACTTATCGGTGAGATGGAAATGGTCGGTAAGGCAGGTGGAGGTTGCGACCCTACCTACGAAGAGAAGGGCATCGCCAACTCTCAGAAGCGTTGGGAACTCGGACAGTGGGAGATTCCTATCAAGATTTGCTACGAAGCATTGAAGGGTTCAATCGCTGAGTATTCATTGAAGACTGGTACAGCCATTGGCGACCTTACCAGCACCGACTTCATGACCATCTACACCTATGCACTCCAGCGAGCCATTCAGCAGATGATTTGGCGTTTCGGATGGTTTGGCGACAAGGAGGCAGCATTGGCAGGTGGAGGTGGCGGCAAGCTGACAGCAGGGTCAGACGTTAGCATGTTCAACGTCTGTGACGGTCTGTTCAAGCGCATCTTTACAGCCACAGCGACAAAGAACCATACCACCATCGAAGCCAACAGCGAGACCACGTCAGCATTGCAGGTTTCAGCCTTGCGCAAGAAGGGTGCGGCTACATCACTCGTAGACACAATCTTGATGGACGTAGACACACGTATCATTGACGATAGCGATGCAGTGTTGCTCATGACACGCTCGCTTGCTGACGCATTGACCTACGACATCAAGCAGACCTACCACGATATTATGCCGTGGGAGAAGGTGTTCGATGGCTTCGATGTAGCGACCTACAACGGAGTGAAGATTGCACGTGTCGGCATTTGGGACAGAATGATAAACGCATACGAGAAGGGCGAGACGACTGTCAACCTTCCACACCGCGCGGTATTCTGCAATCCTAAGCACCTTATGGTGGGTACTGACGCTGACGCACTCATTAGCGACCTCGACATCTTCTTCGACCAGAAGGAACGAAGAAATTACATCTACGCAACTGGTAAGATTGGCACGGCTCTCCTCGAAGAGAACATGATCCATGCAGCTTACTAATCGCTCCAAATTTTCAGTTTAGTATTAAGTTATTTTGACAATCCTCAACACCCACAAAACGGTGTTGGGGATATAACAATTTTAAAACGAATTAATATGGCAACAACTTGCGAGAGCCTTATCGCCCAGGACATCATCATCCCTTGCGAAGACCAAGTAACAAAGGGACTGGAGGGCGATGGACTTATCATCAACCGAGACGACATTGACTTCACCAAGTCCGTTGTCGAAGGCAATACAATTAAAACATTGGTCTTGAAGACTGGCAAGAAAGCATACGCCATCCGGCAGGAAGGTAGCAAGCCATTCACTGGAACCAAGACCGAACTGACCGTTGGTACGTACCGCAACAGCTGGAAGAACACCGTGGCAGTAGTTGTGCTGGCAAATACACCAGATGTTTGCGCAAATATCATTGACGGATTGGCGAACGGAAAGTTTGTCATCATCCTGCGCAACCTTTCAAAGGGAGCGGACGGAAAGGCAGAGTACCAGGTATTCGGATATGCGCAGGCACTGAAGGCAAGCGCAGGCGAGAACGACAAGTACTCTGACGATACCGAGGGCGGCTGGCTTATCACGCTGGAAGAGGAGAGCGTACCAAAGGCAGCGTACTTCTTCTTCGATACTGACAGCGAGACAACAGCAGCCAAGTACGCCAGTCTGACAACAGCAGCCTTAGGAGGTTAAGCCATGACCTACGAGGAAGCAACAGCCAAGGTCGAGGAGTTGAAGGCACGTTTCGACAGTCCCTTTGATGCAACCGACAAGGCAGTTATAGAAACTCTTTACTTCGAGGTAATACGGAAGCGGTTTGTTCCGACAACCTGCCAGCAGTGTTACCACGATGCTCTGATTGAAATATATCTAAAACTCAAAAAAGAAAAGGCAATGCCAAAAACATGTAATTACGCAATGAAGGCAGGTTTTATCATTTCCTGCCCGGATTTCTACCATGGTAAGATTTTCACGAATGAGAACCTGACCGACAAGGTAGCGCACGAATATCTGACGAAGTACCCACACATGGAGAGTTACTTTCAGAAGATACCCAGCGAGGAACTCATCGAGAACAAGCAGCCGCCAGCAGGCAGCGACAGCGGTGCAGATGATACAGCAGGGAAAGATCCTGCCGAAAAAGCAGCAGGCAGCGACAAGAAGAAAGACCTCGACCAAGCCGAGAAAGCAGGCAAGGAAGAGTAACAAAACAACAAGTAAAACGACACAAGCAGTATGAACGTTAAGACAGTTAAGAAGCCAAAGCGAAGAGTTGATATTGGCTACGTCAGCCGATTCAAGATGCAGGCATACGGATATGATAATCTTTATCCGCAGAACCTCGCACGCATCACGGAAGCCAGCGGAACGGCAATGCTGTGCCTTAACCGATATGCCCGATTCATTGAGGGCTACGGCTTTGATAGCGACATTCTAGCAGCGTTGGCGATGAACCCACAAGGGGACACGGCAGACGATTTGCTCCGGAACGTAGCGCAAGACCTCGCACGCTTTGGAGGCTTTGCCCTTCATGTAAACTACAACGTTCTAGGGCAGGTGTCGAGCGTGAGCCACGTACCCTTCGAAAATTGTCGACTAGAAGAGACGGACGACAAGGGGAGCGTGGCGCACGTTTTGCTGCATCCTGACTGGGAGCAGAAAAAAACGAGGAACGGAAAGCGGTTGATTGTGAACGAGAAGACTATCGAGCGCATCAACGTCTTCAATCCAGCCCCTGACATCGTTCTTGAACAGATTGAGAACGCAGGAGGCATCGACAGCTACAAGGGACAGATTCTGTGGCAGAGCCTAGACGGAAAGTTCATCTATCCGACAGCCAGCTACGATTCTGCCATCACGGAGATTTCGACCGATGAGGGACTGGGTAACGTCAAGATGCGAAATGTCCGCAATAACTTCCTCGTATCGTGTATGCTTGTAACCAAAAAAGGCGTTCCGAAGTTCAACGAGGAAGGCGAAGAGGTGGAGAGCGGACAGATGATTTCCGATGAAGACCTTTTGCAGTTCCAAGGGGACGAGAACACAGCGAAGATTCTAGCTGTAGAGGTTGAGAACGAGGAAGACGAACCGAAGGTTGTTGCTTTCCCAACGAAGAACTTCGACAAGGAGTTTTCCGTGACCGACAGCAGCGTTATCGAGCGCATCTACGCACAGTTCCACCAAGAACTCTTCTACTCCATCCGTATTGGCAAGCTGGGATTCAGCGGACAAGTTATGCAGGATGCTTACGAATACTATGCAGGCGAAGTGACAACCGAGCAGCGTTTCATCGAGCGAGCCTTCAAGAAGATTTTCAAGAACTGGCACGATCCAGCCATTCAGAACCTAGACCCCAAGCTACAGCCGTTGAAGTATATCAGCAGCGAGGTGGCAGGTAACAACACGATAGACTAATTGATTGAGCTTATGGGAGAACAAAGAAAACAACTTATCACGGTTGATCAGTTCCGAGAACTGGCACGACCGGCCAGCACACACCTAGATGAGGATGAAGTGAACGCATACATTCGTGAATGCGAAGATGCGAACATCATACCAGCCATCGGGTGGGAGCGGTTCAAGGCAGCGACCGAGCAGGGAGAGTGGGGCGATTCAGTATTGCCCGATTTCCAGCCTGCAACTTTCCTGGACGGTGGCGAATACACCACCAAGAAGAATGGAGATTGCAGCCAAGAAGAAACCAAGGTGCAGAAGTACACCAGCGGAATACGCAAAGCACTCGCTTATTTCACGTATGCGAGACTTTTTCGTTCCGATGGCACAATTATAAGCCGAGCAGGTGGAATGCGCCACAGAGACGATTATTCAGACCATGTTCAAGACGTTTCGAGCAACAAGCAGTACAACGACATCATGGATATGGCGGAAAGATATTTATCAGATGCCCTTGAATATCTCAAGGCATTCACCTCGAAAGGAGAAGTGAAGGCACAGCGAGGAACAAGGGCACACATTCACGCAATAGGCAACTAAAAGCACATAAGACATGAACGAGGATATTCAAAAAATGCTCCGTATGGCAGAGCTGATACGAGATGCAACGCAGGTTGGAGAAAACACAGCGGTGCGTGTCGGCACGGAAATTTACGACATCGTTGTCGAGTTAAGCAGGATGCTTGCCATGATGGACGATAAACTGGAGAACGATGCGGTCGTTAGGATTATCAAGAGTGAACTCGCCAAGATAACAATAACGGAAGCGCAAATTGCGGATGGGGCGATAACGGCAGCGAAGCTTGCCGATGGCTCTGTAAAGAACAGACACCTAGCATCCAATTGTGTGACCTCAGATAAAATACAACCGGGAGCGGTCAAACACGACCATCTGACCGAGGACTGTATATCAACTGGAAACATCAGAGACGGCAGCGTGACAGCAAAAAAACTCGGCACGGACATCTACAAGGATATTTCAAACAGAGTGACCGACATCGTGACGAAGGACTTCCCTCCAGCAATCACGGAGGAACAGATAACAGATATTACTAGTAAATAACAATTCAAAACAATAGATTATGCAATTTTTAGACGCAATTGGACTTGCTTCCTTTTGGGAGAAGATTAAGGACTGGTCTAATTCTAATTTTTTTAGCAAGAGAGGTGGTGAAATTACCCCTACTAGTGGTTTACATTATATAATTGATGGTGAACAACTAACGGTATCAAAAAGTGGTGATGAAAATGAAACTATAGACATTTTCACTGTTGATGAAAATGGAATGGAAGCTATAAAAATCGTGAGGACTGAAGGTACTGCAACCCAAGTGTTGATGGCAGACGGAAGTATAAAAACTTTGGGTCTTAATAATGGCATCGCAACCCTTGATTCAAATGGCTATGTTCCATTAGCCCAATTAGGTAATCTTGATACTACAGTTGCAGAAGTAGTAACTGCTCTTCCTACAACTAATATTAAGAAGCATATTTATCTTATTAAAGATGCTAGTGGTGTTTCACAGAATCAATATGAGGAATATATTTATACTGGTGATACCAGTGCAACTTATGATGCCTCAAAATGGGAGAAGTTGGGAGACTTCCGTGCTACAGTAGACCTTGCAGATTATTATACTAAGAGTCAAGTTGATAATATTGCTAATGGAAAATCTTCTACTAGCCATACTCATAGTGTAATAATTAATGGTATTACTAAAACTATTGCAGCTAGTGAAGGGACTGCTGTAGATTTAGGTACTTATCTTACTAGTCATCAAAGTCTTACAAATTATGCTACTATTGATAAGGCAGTTAGCCTTTCTGGTATTAGCTTAGAAAAAGAAATAGTCAATACTGTAGCAAAAAAGCAGAGTATAAAGTTCTTAAATGTAAATGGTAATAATTCTGTAAAAGTATCATTTGAAGATGCCACAGAGGCTATGGCAGGTTTCATGTCTGCAAACGACAAGAGTAAACTTAACAGCTTGGATATGTCAGATGTTGTTGTAGCGAGTGTTGATGTTAGTAGTCTTGTTTCGTCTAGCAGCATGGCCACGGTATCTAGTAGTGCTTCGGAAATGTTTATAATATTGCCTACAGTTGGTAATGAAAATTTAAACTTTGATTTGAAACAAGCGACTACTAGTAGTGCAGGTGTTATGTCAGCAGCAGATAAAACCAAGCTTGATGGTATACCTTCAGGTGCAACTGCGGACAGCGCAATCCCAATATCGGTAATTGATGCATTAAATTAGAAAGGAGGTTTGTATGAATTTCTTAGATAAAAGTGGACTACAGTATCTTTGGACGAAAATAAAAGCAAGTTTTGGCACAGCTATTTTTGAAAGTTCTCAAGATACAGTAATTCCATTTGTTACAAATCATCAAATTGTTAACGTTAATCGCTCAGGTGATATCAACGTATATAATTGGTTTCAAAAGGCATCAAAAGGAGGCATCCTGGAGATAGTCTTCACAGAAGCGCAAACAAGTCACACTTATTGCGTTAACAATTATGGTATTAGCAAACTGTATAAAACACAAGTGTCATCACATGGTCCAAGTCTTACTAATATTGACGTTTTGAAAACAGCTTACGATACCTATGCACGCTTAATTAAGATGGATGATGATAAACTTGTTGTTGCAGAGTTTGTTCAAAACAAGTAAAACAAAAATTAATAAACAAACAAAATATGAATGACAAGGAGAAAGAACTATGGCGAGTTATAGACAACGTAATCAAGTGTTGCGCCATCGAACTGCCGAGCGGAGAGTTGAGCATTACGAGAGAAGACGTTCTCGGAAAGTCGAGAGCAGAAAACCTCGTAATGACACGATGTATGGTCGTTGAGCAGATGATACACGCAGGATTCAGCATAACGACCATTGCGACCGTATTAAACCGCACCGTTCCAGCAGTGAGACATCTTTGCAAGATGGCGTACACATATATCAGCACGTCTAGAGTTTATCGACTTGCCTCGGCACAAGCGACCCTTCTAAACAAGGACGTTGAGCCGATTTATGTTTAATCCTCCTGCAGAAAACAAAAAGAAAATAACAAAAAGCGTTCTTTGACAATAATTCGATAAATACCCATGCACTAACTTTTTTGGAGCGAGCCAAAAATCAGAGTAACTTTGCAGCGGATTCCAATATTTGGTTTCCGTAACGTAATTAACTCAAAATTTTATGGCAGACACAATCGAGAAAGTCTATTGCACTGGTGACTGTGGCAATGACAACCTAGCAGCAGCGTTGCTCGCTAGAGGTAGAGACAATGATCCAGCGACTATGCTGGCAGCAATGAACGGTGGTATGGGTGGAGGTTGGAACAACCCATTCGCCTACATGATGATGCTGGGAATGTTCAGATTCATGTACGGTGATGGCTGGAACGGACAGAACGGCAACGTACAGCGTGCCGAAATCCAGTCTCAGATTGACAGCCTTCGCAATCAGATGAGCGACAACCACAACAGCGACTTGCTGATGGGCGCAATCCAGGGCAACAACCAGGACTTGAAGACCTTGGCGGCTAACTTGAACTGCGACTTCAACGCATTGCAGTCTTCTGTTTGCGGCATCCAGGCAGGCATCCAGCAGATAAGCGGACAAGTTGGTTATTCGGCAGAGCGAGTAATCAATGCTATCACGCAGGGTAACTTGCAGATGACCATGGCACTGAAGGACTGCTGCTGCCAGACCCAGCAGAACATCATCAAGATGGGCTACGACAACCAGCTCGGACAGAAGGACATCGAGAACTCAATGCAGCGAGGATTCTCGGCACTCGGTTTCCAGCTTCAGCAGGACAAGTGCGACATCATCCGCTCGAACCAAGACAACACCCAGCGAGTTATCGATGTGCTGAACAATCACTGGCAGCAGGATTTGCAGCAGCGGTACAACGATGCACGCCTGGAGTTGAGCCAGCAGAGACAGAACGCTGAACTTATTGCAGCGTTGAAGACCACCACAACCACCACTGGAGCGTAGGCGGTCTAAACAAAATCTATCAAGGGGCAACTCGCTGTGTTATCAGTGAGACCCCTTTTTGTATATTATCGAATTATCTAAAAAGAGCGCATCATGGAATTTAAAAATATTCAGAGAAATCACCCGGTCTATCTGCTAGACAAGCAGACGGTGGAAGTTAAGGAAGGCAAGGTCGTAGACAACCAGCCGCACATCAATACTGGCATCGCAACCATTTCCAGCAGCGGACAGCCAATGCGAGACGTGACAATCGAGGTGGAGGGAAAGCAGACCATCTACACCATACCAGAGCACCTCGGAGTTACCTTTGCAGGCGAAACCGTACTGGCAACCGATAAGGCAGACCTTTTGCCCGAAGTCGGGAAATTGGTAAATGAAGCCGATGAGATAATCAAGGCATACGAGCCAAGCAAGGAGCGGAAAGCCAAGGGCGAAGAACTTCTTGCAGCTTTGAACCCTGCCATCAAGGAGAAGCAGGAAACCGAAAAGCGTTTCAAGGCACTTGAGGGCGATATAAGCGGCATTCGTGGCATGGTTAAACAGTTACTCGACAAACTAGGATAGGAGGGCGCACAATGAAGAAAATCATCGTTTTGCGCCATTCTTGCGACAGCGAGGAAGAGCGACACCAGCACCAAGAGAGCGACATCATCCACGGCTTACCATACGAGAAGGCAGCAAAGGCACTCATGGGAGCCAGTGGGTACGTGGCATACGTTGCCAAGCACGGCTACCATTTTACGAAGCAGCTAGCAATCAAGGCAAGCGAGCAGATGAAGAACGTAGACGGAACGAGCCACCGGTTGACGGTAGACGAAATCCGGCAGGCAACAAACAACGAGATAATCTCAAATGGTACGACCCTCGGGGATATTCTCTATTTGGCTAATATGGCTTATGCGGACTTCTACCCGAAGGTAATCAAGACCGAGAGAGACTGCGTACAGTATGCTATTGCCGTAGCCAGTGATCCTGACGGATACGAGGGTATGGCATTCTGCAGGTGGACGGCAGACATCATCGGGAAGGGCGTTCCCATCGACTGGGAGAAATTGGAATAACCAAAAAAATAAATTGATATGAGCGAAGTATTTCACGATTTTCAGGTGCACCACCTTTATTTGTGCGCCCTAGTAATTTTTATCTGTTTCGCTACAATTCTTATAGCGATGACAATTGACCTGATAGCAGGCATACAGAAGGCGAAGGAACTGCATGTTGCAAGAACGTCAACTGGACTAAAGAAGACGTGCGACAAGGCGAAGAAGTATTTTCCGACATTCGGTATTGCTTCGCTTATGGACGTGGCTACGTGTATTATCTCTCCCTTCCCTATGTTCGCCATTGCCTGGACGGTGTATCTGCTTTTGTGCGAGTTTAAGAGCATCCGGGAAAAAGCATACGAGAAGGCTGAGATAAGGAAGCAAGACCGCACGATGCAGGTGATCCTGGAGAATAAGGACGAAATTGCGAAGGCAGTTGTCGAGATAATGAAAGAAGAGCGGAAGAAAGGAGGAGATAATGAGGATAACTAGAGCGCAACTAATAAAGGTAATGCCGAATGCAGGCAGCAGGGCAGACACCTACCTTCCAATCATAAACGGATGGGCAGAGCATTTCCACATCAACACCTCACTAAGGATGGCGCACTATCTCGCACAGATTGCCCACGAAAGCGGAGAGTTGAGATACACCAAGGAACTGGCAAGCGGCAGAGCCTACGAGGGCAGGAAAGACCTCGGCAACACCCAGCAGGGCGATGGCGTGAAGTATAAGGGCAGGGGATTGATACAGATTACCGGGCGAGCCAACTACCGGAAGTATGCCAATTATTGCGGCTTCGATGTTGTGGGCATTCCCATACGAGCTTTCCGTCATCCTCGATGATCTTGATCTCGCCGTCGTAGCCGCATACCTGACAGTAATCGCTCTTCGTATTTAACTCCGCGTACATGATATTGTCATAGATGTAACGGATGACCTGAAGAACAGCCGGGATATTATCCTGCATGTTCGGAACTTCCACGTAGCTGATCGCTCCGCCCGGGGACAGTGCCTGAAATTCAGACTCTAATTTTAACTTACTGAAGGCGTCGATCGGTTCCGTTACATGTACATGGTAGCTGTTTGTGATGTAGTTTCTGTCGGTTACGCCCTTTACGATGCCGAAGCGTCTCTGAAGACTCTTCGCGAAGGAGTAAGTTGTGGACTCCAGCGGGGTTCCGTAGATGCTGTAATCGATATTCTCCGCTTCTTTCCACTTCGCGCAGTAGTCATTTAACTTCTGCATGATCTCAAGACCAAGTTTCTTTCCTTCCGGCTCAGTCAGTTTCTTCTCGATTAAGCTGTATACACACTCCCAGAGGCCTGCATAGCCAAGGGAAAGTGTGGAATATCCGTCATACAGGAGCTTGTCGATGGTCTCGCCTTTCTTTAAGCGGGCAAGCGCGCCATACTGCCAGAGGATCGGAGCCGCATCGGATAAGGTTCCTTTTAATCTCTCGTGGCGGCAGCGCATTGCGCGGTGGCAGAGTTCCATTCTCTCATCAAAGATCTCCCAGAACCTGTTCATGTCTTTTCTTGCACTGAGTCCGATATCAACGAGGTTGACCGTTACAACGCCCTGATTGAAGCGGCCATAATACTTGCGCTCGCCTTCCCGGTAGTTTCCTGCATTCGCAAGGTTTCCTTTTACGTAGGAACGGTCCGGAGTCAGGAAGGAACGGCATCCCATACATGTATACACATCGCCCTTTAACTCCCGCATCTTCTTCGCGGAGATATAATCCGGAACCATGCGCTTTGCAGTACATTTTGCCGCAAGCTCTGTTAAATAGTAATACGGCGCATCCGGAGTGATATTGTCCTCATCGAGAACATAGATCAGCTTCGGGAATGCAGGTGTGATCCATACACCTTTTTCATTCTTGACACCCTGCATTCTCTGTTTCATTACTTCTTCAATAATCATCGCAAGGTCATCCCTTGTCTTGCCTTCCGGTACTTCATCCAGATACATGAACATAGTTACAAACGGTGCCTGACCGTTTGTGGTGAGAAGAGTTACGACCTGATACTGTATAGTCTGAACGCCGCGCTTGATCTCGTCGCGGACGCGCTTTTCGACAAGGCTCTTAA